TACCAATTTCAAAAATTACTTTAAGAAGAAATTTTTCGAAGAACATAAAAATACAGTTATTTTTATAAATAAAAACCGTTAAAAAATATGCAAATTATACACAAAAAACAGACATATTTTGAGAAAAAGGGAGGTGAGCGGATTGACAAAAACGGAAATAAGAGATTCTTTGGTCAAGCAGTTGGAGCTTCGGGGAATGAATGCAGAGTTTTACAAAGACATGATTGACGATTATGTATATTATTGGTCACTGAAAAAGAAGCTGATTAGTGACATCAAGTCCAAAGGGCTCAGATACAAGACTATTAACGGAAACGGAGTTGAAGTCGAGAAAACAAATGATTCTGTTGTCAATCTGCAAAAAACCACAGCAACTATGCTCAAGATTTTAGCTGATCTGAGACTCAAGGATCCGGTACCTGAACCGGAAAAAGCAACAGATGGTTATCTGTAAGGAAATTGATGATTATCTCAAATATGTCAAAGAACATCCGAAGTGGATAAATAAAAAGCGAAAACAGCTTATCAAGAACATTGTAAAGCCATTACTTAAGCGGAATGATATTTTTTTCGATAAAGAGACCTATGAGAATTGTCTCGAATACTGCAAAGTAAATTATTATGAGCTATTTCCATACCAGAAGTTTATATACGCGTTTGTATTCATGTACAAAGACGATATTCCGGTATTCCCAAAGTTTTTCATCAAAGAAGGACGTGGAAACGGAAAGGACGGCTTCATTGTTCCCTTGGCAAATTTTTTGCAGACACCTCTGTATGGTGTCAGAAATTATCATGTTGAGATTGTGGCCAATTCAGAAGACCAGGTCAAGGACACTTTCAAGGTTGCCTATGAGATGTTACATGAAAATGCAAAGTTCAAAGGAAAATTTTCAGTAACAAAGGAGCTGATTACGAACCTTGCAACAGGCTCTGAAATGAAATATAACACTTCAAATGCCAAAACCAAAGACGGCAAGCGAACCGGATGCCTGGTGCTCAATGAGATTCATGCTTACGAGAATTATGATCAGATAAATGTGTTTGAGTCTTCATTCGGAAAAGTCAAACATTCCAGAGAGTTTATTATAACAACAGATGGCTACGTCAGAGACGGTCCGTTGGATGAGATTTCATCAATGTGCGCTGAAATCCTTGAAACCGGTGAAAATCCACTGGGATATTATCCATTCATCTGCGAAATTGACAGCATGAAAGAGGTTGATATTCCTGATGCATGGCACAAAGCCAACCCATCAATGGAGTATATGCCGATTCTGACCAATCAGATAATGCACGATTATCTTGAAATGAAAAAGATACCGTCAAAGAGACCGGAATTTATTACAAAACGAATGGACAGATCGGCACGAAAGGAAGAGGAAACGGTCACAACATGGCTGAATGTATTGCGTGCATGTTATGAGGGCAGTACGACAGAGGAATTAGAACTGAAAAAGCCAAGAATGACAATCGATACAAAAGGGCAGCCGGCTGTAATTGGAATCGATTATGCTGACATAAGGGACTTTGCATCGGCGGGAGTCTTGACAAAAACTGAATCAGGAGAATATATATGGCGACAGCACACATGGATTTGTGCTGAATCGCCTTTTTTAGACTCCATCAAGTTCCCGCTTAAGAACATAGGGCAGACCGAATTTAATGATTTCGAGGTGGTACCGGGACCTGTAATCGATGTTAATAGCATAGTTGATTGGTGCATGGAAAGATGTGCCGAATATGATGTCAAGAAGATAGCAATGGATACATACCGTTACACTCTGTTTAAGATGGCATTCGAGGAACGGGGCCTTACGATTGAGGATCGTAAGAATCCGAACGGTGTAGTCCGGCTGATCCGGAAGATTACATCAGCAACCGGAATAATTGCACCATTTATCCAGTCCATGTTCAGTCAGGGCATGATTAATTTTGGAGCATCAGCAATAATGCGTTGGTACACCAACAATACAAGTGTTACCGAAGATAAATATGGCAATAAGATGTTTGGAAAGGTAGAACCGAAGCTCAGGAAAAATGATGGGTTCATGGCTTTTGATGTTGCAATGTTCTGCAAAGATGAGCTGGAAGTTCAAATAATATACATTTAGGAGGCAGCAATGTTTGATTTCCTGTTTCAAAAAAAGAATAAAGAAATGCAGTCTATGGCAGAGATTATTACGCTTGACTTGGAAAAGCTTAATCTGTCAAAGCTGGCAATTGAAAAAGCTGTGATGATGATTGCAAGGGCAATTGCAAAGTCTGACATAATAGTCCAGACAGACAGCAAACAGAAAAGCAGTATAGAGTACAGACTCAATGTAATGCCAAATGACCATGAGTGTGGAACTTATTTCTGGACAAGGATTATAAGAGAACTGTTATGGACACAGGAAGCACTTATCATCCCAATGAACGGCAAATATTACAAAGCGTCTGCATGGCAGGTGTCAAACAGTGCGCTGTCAGAGCGCATATACAGCAACATAACGCTTGAATGTGCAGGGGAACAGTATGGTTTATACAAAAAATTTATGTCATCAGAGGTGATCCACTTACGGTACGACAATGCAAAGATAAGAGTGTACCTGGAGTCCGTTGTGAATCAATACAACAATACGCTCAATGCAATCAATTACATGATTCGTCTATCCAATCAGCCAAAATTTAAACTGAAGCTGGGTACAGCACAGTCCTTCAGGGAAAAGCAGGCTGATGGAACTGACAAGATAGTCACAAAGGACATGTATGCGGAGAAAATCAAGAGACTGCTTGAGAGCGAAGATATAACGGTAATGACAGAGTCGGAAGGTGTATCACTTGAAAATATACAGATAAATGCGAGCGCAAAAGCGGAGGAGCTTGCCAAGGTTGCCTTGGCCATAAACAACGAAGCAGCTAATGCCTTTGATATACCGGAAGCAGTATTTAATGGCAATATCACAGAGCAGTCAGATGCCACCAATGAATTTATCACTTATGCTGTCGGCCCGGTTGCGGAAGTCATAAATGATACGCTGACTGCCTACATAGTCGGTGAAGATGATTACAGCAGGAAAAATGAAAAGGTAATGGTATGGCTGGCACGCTTTAAACATGTTGATGTGGTGGATAGTGCTGTTAATCTTGATAAGCTTCGTGGAATTGGCTTCTCGTATGACGAAATCAGAGCAATGGTGGGATATCCTTTGCTTAACACTGAGTTCTCTAATGCAAGAGCATTGACTAAAAATTATGGAGAGGAGGGTGACAATGGCACATCAATTAAAAGTGATTAGATGGAGGTGATCCGGATATCTCGGAGCTGTCCGTTAAACAGTAATCAAGAGAAAGGAACAGAATTATGAAGAACGAAAATGTAATTTACAGATTCCAGCAGCAGGACAATGTTCATGAAATTTACATATATGACGAAATCAAAAAGACAGGTCCTTTTAACTGGGAAACATGGCAGTATGAAGATTCTGAAACATCTGCAAAGCATTTTAAAGAACTTTTGGACGCCATTCCGGAGACAGATGAGATTAAGATTTACTTTAATTCGAACGGCGGAAGCGTTGATCAGGGCACTGCGATTTATAATATGCTCAAGCAGCATGGTTCATACAAGACCGGAATAGTAATGGGAGTGTGTCATTCTATTGCATTCACAATTTTACAGGCGTGTGACAAACGAATAATGGGACAGGGCACCACGGCCATTATTCATGATATGTGGGAAACAGTAACAGGAAATGCAGCAGATTTAAGGGCAGAGGCAGATAATCTGGATGTTGCAATGGAGAGCTGCATAGCTTTATTTATGCAGCGTGCAAAGATTTCAGAGGATGAAGTCCGTGAAATGATGCACAAGGAGACCACATTGTCACCACAGAAGGCATTAGAGTATGGTTTCATCGATGAAATTGGACTGGAAAATCTTGATAAACCGGAAAATCCGGATAATTCCACTTTGCAGCAGGTGCTTAAAGAGAATGAGGCGCTGAAGAAACAGCTCTGTAACAAGAGCGAACATGAGAGGCAGTTAGCTGAATTTTATCAGTTGACACATAAAGAAGCAGATAAACCTAAGAGCAACGATTGGGGCTCATTTTTCAATTAAGGAGGAAAACAATGAAGATTGAATCTATCAACAAAGAAGTTCAGGAAAAAGTAATGCAGTTACTCAATGATGCTCCGGCAGAGAAGAAAGCTGAAGCTATCATGCAGTCTATTGAGATGATCCAGGAGGCAGCGCATGAGGACTTAGTAAATCAGGTTGTTGCTGAGGCAGAAAGAGCCAGCCATGATGCCGACTTCAAGAAGCAGCTTGGACTCAGGAATCTTTCACAGGAAGAAAAGAAATTCTATGAAGGCTTCAAGGATATCAAGCAGTCAATCACGGCCAATCAGATTGATATCATTCCGACTGAAATCATTGACAGAACACTTGATGATGTCAAGAAAGCATCACCAATCCTTAATCTTGTCAACATGGCACCTGCCAATGTCAAGAAGTGGATCGTTGCATCACATACAGGTGCAGCAGTATGGGGAGCTCTAACAGACTCAGTTAAGGGTGAGCTGAGCACAGAGATTTCAGCACTTAACATTGACCTTCACATGCTCACCGCTTACTTAGTTATTCCAAAGGCAATCAGAGAGCTTTCGCTTGAGTTTGTTGACCGTTATTTTATGGCAATTCTGTCTGAAGCTATGCAGGATGGTCTTGTAAAGGGATATCTTGATGGAGATGGAAAGACAGGACCGATTGGTATTTTCCGCCAGATTGGAACATCCAACAGCGATGGTACCAACAAGGCTAAGACGGTTGTGACAAACATCACAAAATTCAGCCCTAAAGGACTTTCAGATGTGAGAAAGACTCTTACCAATAATGGTAAGCGTGTTGTAGACAAGCTGTATCTTATCTGTAATCCGTCAGACGAGGCAGAATATGTGGATCCATGCATGTATGGAGAGGCTCTGACAGGCGGCTATGTCAACAAGTCATTCATTGACATCGAGAAAATCGTAGATGCAAATTGTCCGAAGGGTAAGGCTGCATTTACAATTGCAGGATACTACACTATGGGAACAACAGGTGTGAGAGTCAATGAGTATGACCAGACAAAGGCTATGGAAAATGCAGATCTCATTATCGCATCATGTTATGCAAACGGCCGTGCCGTAGATGACAATGTTGCAGTTATCTTTGATGTAACTAAGCTGGAGGAGTATGTGCTCCCTGTAACACAGGCTACAATCGTTCAGGCTGGACAGGAATAATAAAAGAGAGGCAGTAATATGGAGAACACAGAACTGACAGCACTGGTATCAGAGATGAGGGCAGAATTCCAGATTCCGCCATATTACGAAGACAGTCAGCTTGCAAATCTTGCAAGAGAGGGTGAATGTACAGTCGGGAGCTTAAATCCCGGCTGCAATATCACAACAGATCTGACATACAGGATGCTGCTTAAAAATTACATGTATTATGCATATCATCATAGAGTCAGTGAGTTTATGGATAATTATTCAAGTATGATTTTAACGTGGCAGATGGAAACGGAGGTGGAAGCGGATGGCAATGCCTGAATATACAGATGGTGTGCTGGAACTTCTCAGGATAGAGGAGGATTGTTCACAAGACTTTCCGGTGGAAAAAGTAAGATCTACCGGGATGCATATCTGGTACAGGGAGCTTTCTGTATTTGATACAACACGAGCTAAGCTGTCGGCAGATGGAATAGAGGTTACAATGAAAATCAGTATTCCACAGTATAAGCAGGTCAACAGCAAGTGTATCTGTGTAATAGATGGCGCACAGCATGAGATATACAATGTGGCTCACGTGACCACTAAAGACGGTTTCAAAGAAACAGAACTGACACTTAAGACTCCGGCATATGACAGGGAGGTATATGATGACGAAACAGGAACTCAGTGAGATGTTACATGCCACTGGCTGTCCGGTCAATGAAGGAATATCTGATCTTGATAATGGAAAGAAGTTTCCGAGAATTGATTATTGGGAAATAGCATGGGATGATGTGATGGCATCAGGTGACAACTATGAAGATAAAATCACATGGCAGGTGAGCTTTTATTCTCGCACACCAAGAAATGAAAAGCTGATAATGCTGAGAGATATGATGCGCAAAAAGGGACTACACCCAACTATCCTGCATGAATTTATTACAGACGATAAAATTTGGCATTCGTATTTCTCGCTGGAGACAATGAATGAATGATATTACATTTGAAGATTCCGGAATGGAAGAATTTCAGGATATGCTTGGAAGCTATCTTTCAAAAGTGGACGAAAAAAGCGCTCTGGATGCAATAGAGGAGGGAGCAAAGGAGTTTGTTAACGACCTGCTGCGCTTGCCGAAGCCAAGAAGAAAGGTCACAGCTCCGGGATATACACATCTGGTTGACTCATTTAGCTATAAGCGTGATAAGACAGGAATAGATGTGGGATGGGGCAAGTATTACGGACCGATGCTTGAGCACGGCACGAAAAAAATGAGCGCAAAAGCTCACTTGAAACCATTATTTGAACAGAACAAAGAAAGATACTATAAAAAGATGATAGCAGCATTGGATTTATAGAACAGGAGGCAATTATGGCAATTAAAACTAAAAGACCACCAATGAAGGAGACTGTAGGAGCTCAGTATCTGTGCTTCAATACAATGGATACAGATGGCAGGTGGACATCCACATTTGCGGAAGAGGTGGAGAAGACAGAAGTAGTTAAAAGCGTAAAAGTCACGGAAAATGGAGAACCAACTGATACATACGCGTCAGGAGCAGTGTATGACAGTGATATTACAACAACTTCAACAGATATCGAGGTGGAAATTGTTGCATTTCCGGCTGATACACTTGCAAAATTACGTGGTGACAATGTTGATACTGATGGTCTTATTCTTTCAGGTGGAAACAGACCACGACCATATTTTGCTTATGGTAAGGTGGTCAAATTAAGAAAAGGCGGATATAGATACGACTGGTATCCAAAGTGCAAGCTAAGTGAGAACTCTGATGATATATCAACATCTGAGGAGAAGGCAAACGAGCAGACAGATACAATCAAAATCAAAGCATATCCATTCAATGAGGATGGAGACATTGTTGCAAGGGTAGAGAGTGCATCTGCACCGGAAGGACTTACAGAGGATAAATTCTTCAGCAAGCCTATCCTGACCAAAGCAGATCTTGCAGCAGTATTGACAGCAACAGCAAAGGAAAATTAACCTATGGACGAGAAAATCATAACCTTAACCGATGGCACAAAGCTGGAGGTTAAGGTTAATTTTATGACATTATATCTAATCCAGAAACATGGATTAGACAAGGTAATCAATAAAGAGGCACTATCAGAAGATGAGAACATGGAAGCGGCCGCAAAGCTGATTTATATTATTCTTCGGTCTAACGGTCTAAAGGTAGATGAAGACGAAGCACTCATTTTGACACCGATGGATCCAGAGGTCATAAGAGAGCTGTTTGACGAATTCGGCAAAAAGGTTGATAAATATAAAAAAAAAGAAGCAACAAAAAAGAATCAGCCACAGACCAGGAAGAGAAAAAAGAAGAAATCGAAATAAACTGGGCTGAATACATGGTAGCTGCAAGAATGATGGGTATGAGCGAAAATGAATTTTTTAACTCGGATCCCATTTTTTTTAATGAGTGCCTTGAAGTGTGGCAGGAGGTCGAGAAAAAGAAAGTGGGTGTGATATATGGCAGACAGTGAAATGAAAGCTGTAGGGCTTAAATTAAAGGTAGACGGTACCGTAGACTTTAAGAAATCACTGACAGAAGTAAATAATGCTGTAAATGAAAACAGATCTGCCTTCAAGCTTGCCAAGTCGGAATGGGACAAGAGCACGTCATCAGCGGAGAAACTCAGGACAACTCAGGAGTATTTACAAAATCAGACAGAAGCCTATACAGCTAAGGTTGACAGGCTCAACGAAATACTTAAAGCACAGGAGAATGCTGAAAAGAGAGATGAAGAGGCAATATCAAAGACAAGGCAGCAGTTGGATAATGCACAGGCTACCCTAAATCACTACAAAAGTGGTCTAGAGGATGTAAACCAAAAGCTTGAAAGTGGTGCTGCAACATTAGAGGATTACTCCAAAAAGGTACAAAATTTTAGCGATGCGACCGGAAACGTCGGCGGCTCATTAAACAAAAATGTTACTGCACCGATTGCAGCGGCAGGCGCCGGAATAATGGCAGCCTGGGAACAGGTTGATGAAGGCATGGATATTATTGTCGAAAAAACCGGTGCGACAGGAGATACTCTTGAGGAAATGCAGACTTCTGCAAGAAACATAGCAAAGAGTATTCCGACAGATTTTGCAACGGCAGGAAGTGCGGTTGGAGAAGTCAATACAAGGTTTCATCTGACAGGACAGGAACTGGAGGATTTATCACAAAAGTTTGTTGAGTTCGCTTCGCTTAATGATACCGACGTATCATCTTCGATTGATAACACCCAGAAGGTTATGGAGGCATTCAACCTCGAATCCAAGGATGCAGGGGCACTTCTTGATACCATGAATAAAGTAGGACAGGATACAGGTATATCAATGGACACACTTGCATCCTCAATGGTATCTAATGCTGCATCCCTAAAGGAACTTGGTATGTCAGCTGCAGATGCCGCAATCTTCCTGGGTCAGTGTGAGACGTCAGGTGTTGATACAAGTACGGTGATGGCTGGCCTAAAAAAAGCTCTTGTTAATGCATCTGGAGAAGGCAAATCTATGAAACAGGCTTTGTCAGATTTGCAAAGCACAATGTCAGGCGCGAATAATTCAACAGAAGCATACAATGCTGCCATTGATTTGTTTGGTTCAAAAGCAGGACCGGCACTGGCACAATTCTGCCAGGAAGGAAAACTGAATTTTGAAGAGCTAGGCAAATCATTGAATGACAATGTTGGAAGTGTCAGTGATACATTTAATGCAACGTTGGACCCGGCAGATCAGTTCAAACTCACATTAAATCAGTTAAAGGATGAAGGGTTTGAACTTGGCAATGCATTAGGACCAATACTAGCACAATGTCTTCAGACAGTAACACCGATTCTTAAGGACATTATCAATTCATGGAATTCATTGTCACCAGAAACACAGAATATGATCATCAAATGTGCTCTTCTTGCAGCAGCAGTTGGCCCTGTGATTTCTATCATAAGCAAGGTATCAGGAGGGGTTTCGTCGCTAATTGGCATTATATCTAAAATTGCACCTGTATTGGGACCTATAAAAACTGGTTTTGCAGCAGTAAATGCAGTCATGGCCGCTAATCCAATACTTATAATTATTGCGGCAGTTGCAGCACTTATAGCTATTTTTGTGACACTTTATAATAAGTGCGAATGGTTCAGGGATGGTGTAAATGCCATATTCGGAGCTGTAGCCGATTTTATCAAGGGAGCTATTGATAAGATTAAAGGATTCTTCGATTTCGATTGGAAATTACCAAAAATAAAGTTGCCTCATTTTAAAGCGAGTGGAGAGTGGTCACTTTCCCCACTTAAGGTACCTAAATTTTCCGTGGATTGGTATGCAAACGGAACAATCCTGAACAGACCGACAATTTTCGGCCAGAACGGTAACTCATTTATGGGTGGAGGAGAAGCAGGCAAAGAGGCTGTTTTACCAATTGAGTTATTGAAATCTTATATGAGAGAAGAAAATGAGTCAAATAACAGTGTATTAGCCTCAATGATTGCGGATGTAATACAAAAAATGACTTTGGTATGACAGAACGACATTTATATTGGAGACAAAAAAACGGTGTCAGCATTAACCAACCTGATTCTGAAAAATGTATCAAATAAAATGCTGAACGCACAGGGAGCGAAAGGATAAGCTATGCAGGATATTGAATATAACGGAATGACCGGATCTTCAATGGATATTTATTCTAAAGATCTTATATCTCTTCCGGCAGCATCTGCAAATATGACAGAAATAAAACTGTCTGGAAGAGATGGAACTCTGTATAAGTGGGATGGCACCTATGAGGCAAACGAAATCAAAATTGAATTCAACTACATAGGACCGGTAGAACGATGGCATGACAGATGGAGAATGGCACAGATTTGGCTATCGGCACACAATTCAATGCTAAAAATATCTGATGATGCTGATTTCTTCTATAAGGTAACACACGTCACGCTTGACGAGTGCAGCAGAACCACAAAAAGAATCGGAAATTTTACAGCAAATTTTAAGACGCTTGACGGACTGCAGTATCTGGTGGATGGTACTAGAGAGTATGATATAAAAGATGTACTGTGGAATCAGTATCTCACTTGCCATCCGACATATAAAATTACAGCGGAAGGCATGTGCACTCTGACCGTAAACGGAAATACAATGACAGCGAATGTTGGTCAGAATCTTACTATAGATACCGACAGAATGATAGCATATAGGTCTGATGGTACTCTGAATAATACACAGGTTACAGGCAATTATGAGGATATGTATCTTCTAAATGGTGAAAATGAAATTAGTTTCAGCGGGGGAGAACTCAAAGTGATTCCCAATTGGAGGTGCTTATGATTCAGATATATAATCCGGAGAATACAGATTTTGAAAAAAACGGAAACATGACACTGTTTCCATCATCTGCCACTGTAAATGCAAAAATAAGTGGAGCATGGGAAGTTACATTGGAACATCCTCTGGACGATGAAGGCAGATGGAAGTATATAGTGGATAATGCAGTGGTGAAGATGCCGTCTTTCAATGGAGAACAGCTTTTTAGGATAACACACAAAGAAAAGAGTGAATCAGAGATAACAGCAGATTTGCAGCCTATTTTCATGGATTCAAAAGATGATTGCTTTCTTATGGATGTCAGACCGACTAATAAGAATGGGCAGCAGGCGCTTGACATAATGACAGCTCCGAACAAAAAGTATTCTGCAAAATCTAATATCGCGGATATCAATACAGCATATTATGAAAAAATGAATTTGATTGAAGCGTTGAACAGCGATAATGAAAATTCATTTCTTAAGATATGGGGCGGTGAGATTGTTTATGATAATTTCACAGTGGTCATAGATAAAAAGGCTGGCAGTGACCGTGGTGTTGAGATTCTATATGGCAAGAACGTAGCCGAAAATGGAATGTCTGAGGAGGTTGATATGCGCAACGTAGTCACCAGAATAATCCCGCAGGCTTATAATGGACAGACTATGGATGGAAGTACACCATGGGTGGATTCCCCTTTGATAGACAAGTACCCGACTATAAAATACAAAGTCATGAAATTTGAGAATGTAAAGATGGAGGCTGACGCACAGGACGGAGATGCAGACAATGGAATTATCGTCTGCCATACGCAGGAGGAATTGAATGCAGCACTGGAAAGGCAGTGCCAGAAGCAGTGGAAAGAGGGAGCAGACAAGCCAACAGTCACTATTGAGGTTGATATGGTTATGATTGAGGATACAGAGCTTTATTCGGATGTCAAGGAGCTTGTAAGTGTATCACTTGGGGACACTGTACACTGCCGAAATGCGAAGCTTGACATCGTTACTGATGCCAGAGTCATTGAGCTGGAGTGGGATTGTGTGAACAATACCATTTCGTCAGTCAAATTAGGCGATTATCAGTTTGACTATATATCTAATCAGGTAAGCCTTCAGAATCGTATTGATAGTGCAATACGTGATGATGGGAGCGTAGTTGGAGCTCAGGTTAAAGGAATCCTTGATGCGGTAAAGACACAGTTTCATGCAATGCGTGACATAGCAAAGAAACAGGATGTAAGAGCTATGCTCTTTGAGGATTTGGATCCGGAATCACCTACATATGGAGCTATGTGCCTTGGCTCAATGGGATTTGAAATTGCATCTAAAAGGACCGCTGATGGAAAAGACTGGATATGGAGTACATTCGGAACCGGGAAAGGCTTTTTCGCCGACTATATTATAGCTGGAACCATGCTGGCAGACCGGATATATGGAGGAACATTGACCATTGGCGGAACAGACAACATAGCAGGCATTATAAAAGTATTAGATGGTAATGGAGCCATCCTAACTATCATGGATAAAGATGGAATACTGACAAATGGTAAATACACTTGTGGAAGTGATGAATTTGGCCGAAGAGTAGAGATCTCAGAGGGGGAGATGAAGATCATGGACAAAAGTGGTAATACTGTCGGGAGAATTTTTGCAGTAAGTAACGAAATTTTTAAAATCGGTACTGAAAATGCATTATTTAGAATGTTTAAGACTGGCGAGGTATATGTTGATTGCCGGTCATTCGGTGTAAACGGATATAACGGATTTACCGGAACAGTAGAGTATTCGGATGGAACTTATGAGAATTATGTTGGAGGACTGCTTATAGGAGGAAAATCGAAAGAGGGTGCTTATCCATGATTAGTAATAATAAATATTTGACGCAGGGAGAGATGGAGAGCAATGCAAAAGAAATTTATACATATCTAAGTGATAAAGGCTGGACAATCAATGCAATCTCAGGCCTGCTTGGAAATATGCAGAGAGAATCAACCATTAATCCTGGATTGTGGCAAAGCCTTAAAGAGGGCAACTATTCCGGTGGCTATGGACTGGTGCAGTGGACTCCGGCAACCAAGTATACAAATTGGGCGAAGGCTAACGGATACGATATAGGAGATGGAACAGGACAGTTATATTGGATTGATCAGTTATCAGAATCTACAGGTGAATGGATTAAAACATCTGCGTATAATCTGACATGGTCTCAATTTAAAACAAGTACAGAGACACCGGAGTATCTTGCTTCAGCTTACCTCAAGAACTTTGAGAGAGCCGGTGTGGAAGAGGAAGAAGCACGAAGACAATATGCGAGATCCTGGTATGATTTCCTTGAGTCAGGTGTAGAACCGGCTGGAAGATATATAGTTAGATTTATTCCTGCATAGGAAAGGAGATATTTGAATGCAGACTATCAAAAGAGACATATATGTTACAAAGAATGTGCTTCAGGCTCCAATAGAGGTAACTGAGGGCACAAATTCAATCGCATTAGAGTTTGATATAAAGGATTACACTATTCCGGGTACAGCGGCAGCAGTTGTGTACAGTATGTGTACAAGAACTATGGCTGAGCCTAATAAAGCCTTGGCAGAAGTGGATGGAAATACGATTACGATTATTCCTTCTGAGTCATTTTTTCATGCAGGGCAGAATGTTATGCAGATCAGAGTGATAGATGGTGACAGTAAGCTGATATCGTTCAACATAATTGTTAAATGTACTGGAAAAATGAGATTTGGTGATGAGGAAGAGGAAAAGCAGACTACACTTGTGGAACAATTGTTAAAAAGATTTGGCAACTACGAAGCAGAGCTTAAGGATGTGAGAAAAGGATTTGCAGGAGAGTCATACGATACAGCGGGGGAGGCTGTTAGAAAACAAATTGAAAGTGTCAATCAAAAAGTAGATAAAATAGAAACTATAAGTACCAAGGAAATTGATGCAATATAAGTTTTGAGACAAGAGGTGAAGTATGAGAAGAGGAACAACTCCAACAATCAAAATAAAATTAAAAGGTTGTGATATAAATAATTTGGAAAAAATATATGTAACCTTTAAACAGGGAAAATATGAGTTTGAGAAGTCCATGGATCAATTGAATACTTCGGATGAAACATTATTTATTAAATTATCTCAAGATGAAACACTGCAGCTTGATGCTATGAAGAATGTATTGATACAGGTCAGGGCAAAGACAAAAGATGAAAATGTAATTGCAAGCAATATCAAGTCAGTACCAGTTGAAGATATATTGAAAGAGGGGATGATATGACAGAAATTGAACTTGAAATGGAAAATGATACTGAATTAAGAATTGAATGTGAGCAAATATACATAATGGATGATTATGAACAGCTAAAAAACAAACCCCGCTTGAATGGAAAAGAAATATCAGGAGATATGTATGAGACAGATCCAACCATACCAGAATGGGCTAAAGCACAAAACAAACCATCATACACCCCGGAGGAGGTGAATGCAGTTAATAATGATAATGCTATTACCATTGAAGAAATAGAGGCTATATTTAATGGACTTTAGATAACAGAAAGGAGAACTATGGAAAATAAATATTTAAATCTTACAGGTGCGGTATACATCATTAGTAAAATTAAAACTCTATTGGAAGATAAAAGTGATAAAGGACACACACATTCAAAGGAAGAAATCGGATTAGGCAATGTTGAAAACAAATCATCACAAACTATCAGAGGAGAGCTTACAAGTGATAATGTAATAAAAGCACTTGGATATACACCACCGAAAGAAAATACAACGTATGCTGTTATGAAAGGTGCAACAGCTTCAGCAGCTGGAACGTCAGGATTGGTACCTGCACCGGCAGCTGGCGATTATGGAAAGTATTTACGAGGGGATGGTACATATGGAGCACCGACAAATACAACTTATTCTGATGCAACACAGACTGCACATGGTCTTATGTCAGTAAGTGATAAGAAAAAGCTTGATGGAATAGCGGAAGGTGCAAATAAGACAACAGTAGATAGTGAACTGAGTAGCACTTCAACAAACCCGGTACAAAACAAGGCAGTACAGGCTGAGCTAACTAAGAAAGCACCTATAGCGAGTCCGTCTTTTACTGGTACACCTAAAGTGCCAACAGCATCAGCTGGTACAAATAATACTCAGGCCGCATCAACAGCATTTGTAACATCGGCCATTTCAACAGCGATGGCCGGTATTACTAAATTGGATTTTCAAGTAGTGCAGACATTGCCATCAACAGGCGTTAAGGGAACGTTTTATTTAATTGCCAATTCTGGAAGAGGACAGAATGTGTATGATGAATATTTATGGATTAACAATAAGTATGAAAAATTAGGTACAAGAGAAATTGACCTAAGCAGCTATATAAAGCAGTCGGATATGGTTGCAATAACCAATAGTGAAATAGATGCGGCATTTGCATAGAAAGAAGGAGAAAAAATGGCAAAATATTTGGATCTTACAGGATTAAAGTATTTTATCACAAAGCGGATAGGAAAAACGGACATATCCAAGATAGGGGATGGAACGTGTACTGGAGCTATAAGTGCATTAAACCAGAGTTTAGGTAATCTAAAGACAGATCTTAATAAATTAAATAGTTTAGGGAATATTTCCATCATGAAGATGGGTACCAAAATACTTGAAATTTTACCGGGAAATAACTCATGTTTACTATTGTCAAAAAATGATGTTATTTCTGCACTAGGATTATCTTCATCAACATTCAATTTCGATAATCTTTGTGTATCAATTACAAACGGTGATGGTGCAGCATTTTCAGGGCATCTTGAATCGCCAACAATCACAACAACTGGTATCTATGTCGTATGGAAAGATAAAGTAACCGCTAGTTGTAATATTAGAGTAAATTATATACTATTTTATCATGACTAATAATTATTTTGCAATATATGCAATGAATCCCATGTAAGTAAGAGATTCTGTATGTCCATGTGATGATACCCATGATAATGTACCATCAGCTTTTAATTGTAATGCGGCTATTGCGGCAGTAGGGGTACTCCAATCACCAGCCACCATAAACATTGGAGATGTTAAAGTCGGGAAATCAGGCTTCATTAATGGCAATGGTAATCCGAGATTAGTTACATTTTCTAGGAAATATTCCTTATTTTTTACAACACCACTGATAATATGTTTGTAATATATAAAACATATCTTACCAATCATTGTTCCCATAATATCATTTTTAATAGTTATTTTGCCATTTGTTAAGCTACTTAAACTCTGGTTAGGGAGCGAGATAGAAAATATAAAATTTAATATGTAACTAACAAATAGAGCCTAGGAGCCGACACCAAATGAGGTGCCGGCTCTTATAATATAAAGAAAGGGGCGCAAGCTTATGAACAACATTAATACAAATGCACAGAACGAAAGGAGAGACATCATGAAAGGAATTGACGTATCATCATACCAGGGAACAATAGACTGGGGCAAAGTTAAATGGGCTGGTGTACAGTTTGCTATTTTGAAAATTATCAGAAAAGACCTGAACCCGGACAAGACCTTCGAGCAGAACTGGAAGGGCTGTACAGAAGCTGGAATGCCGATTCAGGGCGTATATAATTACTCATACGCCACTACAGTAGGAAAGGCAAAGACGGATGCACAGAGAGTGATTGAGGTACTTGCCGGAAGAAAGACATTCGTATGGCTTGATGTAGAGAACAGATGCCAGCAGGGACTTGGACAGACCTTAATCGACATCATCAACACATATCAGTCAGAAATCAAGGCGGCAGGGCTTGATTTTGGAGTGTACACCGGGCTAAGCTTCTACAATACCTATATTCTGCCATATGCTAATCAGATTAACTGTCCATTCTGGATCGCGCGTTATCCATCAACTAAGGGAATGACAATCGGGGACGATCCGAACGATGCCAAGAAGCCTGCCATTGTACACAGCCTGTATGGATGGCAGTACACCAGTGCATTCACTTGCTCCGGACTCAATAACAGCACAGATGCCAACCTCTTATATGTGGAGCTTGGAGCAAAAGATACAACAGCAACAAGCCAGCCTGCACCCGCACCGGCCAAGCCGAGCGATGAGAGCTGGAAGGGTAATGTTAACTATTACTTGGAAAGTGAAGAAGTCAGAAAATGGCAGCACGCCATGAACGTAGGCTTTGACCTTAAAGGAGATGATGCACTGAAAGAGGACGGCAAATTCGGAGCTGACTCACAGGCATTCGCAAAAAACCACAATCTGTGGAGTGGACAGAAACACCATTGCCCGACTGCAATCAAGTGGTTAAGAAGAACGCTGCACGATGTATACAGCTTCACAAAGTTAGACACGGATTACGGCAAGTGGACGAGCTATCTCTCTAAATGCGTGAAGGTATTCCAAAAGAACAGAGGACTGACACAGGATGCATATGTCGGATTACTCACAACATACAGACTCTTGAAAGGATAAGAAAAAAATGATGAATGATATTATAAGATTTTTTACGGCAACAGCAAGCAACAAAATTATGGAGATAGTAGTAATATGCATAGTGATGGACACTATCTTCGGAGTATTACGAGCAATCAAGGAAAAAAAGTTCAATTCAAACTTTGGAATCAATGGAGCAATCAGAAAGGTCGGTATGTTGATTTCTCTTGTGCTCCTGGCTCTGGTCGACTCAATCATAAGATTGAACCTCATCGGATTCATCCCGGCCGGTGCAAGAACATATCTTCCGGGACAGACAGTCGGAACGCTGGAGTTTTTCGCATTACTATATATAGCGTATGAGATTGTAAGCATATTGAAGAATATGTCATTGTGCGGTTTACCAGTCAAAAAGGTGTGGCGCACAGTTAAAAAGGCACTATCAAAGTATACCAATGAGCTGCCGACCGACTCAACAAATTAAATAATTATTATAACATAGGGCATCTGTCAGATTGATGGATGTCCTATTTTTTTATTTTAAAATAACATTATGCGCAAAATACTATTGACATTATGCGCATAATGTGATATTATAATCATGTAAGGAGGTAAGACAAGTGAGTAAGAAAAAGAAACGACAAAAGAAAAAAGGCAAGAATGAAGCCCTTCAAAACATCATTCTTGCCACAGCAATTATAAATCTGATAATAAGCGTTTTACAATTGCTAAACTTAATACTCAACAAGTAACCAACAAACAGTTGAGTAAAAGGGGAGCGGAAAGCTCCCCACACTCTCAACTTACTACGAAAATACGAAAAAGTCAATGGAGGTAGTAAAATGGAAACATTATTTTTAGTTAGTCAGATAATATTCGACATCTTAGTTATAATATACATCGTAAACGAAAAGAGGAACAAATAATATGAGTGAGTTTAATCAAAACCAGTACATTAATAAATATATCAAAGAAAAATATGATAGAATCAACCTGACAATGAAAGCGGGAAAAAAAGAAAAAATCAAAAGCGCTGCCTCCAAGAGAGGCATGAGCGTGAATGAATACATTAATTGTCTGATTGACAATGATTTGTTGCAAAACATCGAATGAATGTGCTATACTCACATGAGATTAATTAAGAGAGGAAAAACAC